CCTTTGACGAAGTCTATCTCGGTAAATGATCCGGCATTACCGGAGCGTACGTATATGTCAGTTGCGGTTATCGCCATAGCTTATCTATTATGGTGCCGATGCTGAATCTGGCATCAGATAATATCTTGTGTTATTATTATTCTGTCCTGTCTGTAAAATCATACCCCAATTTGAATAACCTAAATGAGGTTCTTCAGTATCAAAGTAATATATAGCGGTACTACTAACTCCTGGTATTGCAGTATCTTTAGCATAAAGAGCATACTCTAAAGCGGTTCCAGTACTATCAGGTAGTGTCCCGTTATACATTGTCTTAGGTTTATCACCAACTACCGAAGCAGATGGGAATAAAAACAGAGCTATTTGAGCATCAGAAGTAAAGTTAAGGTATCCTAAACTTGCTAAACCTGTTGATGTACCGCTTGTGTTAGATAGTGTACTTAATGAACTACTTGCTATTAATTCACAATCACCGTTAATGTATGCATCTGTAAATGTAGTACCTAAAGCACCGCTTTCAAACATTGCAATAACTGAAGCAGAAGTAATTCCTGTTCCATCTCCTCCTACATCCCCTAAGGTACCAAATGCTGCTGGTTCTGATGAAGGAGAACCTCCATCGTATCCATATGCATAAACCAAATACGGTTGGGCAGCCACTGTTAAATCTCTATCAAAGCTAGCTGATTTATCAAAGTTATCAAATATAGAAGCACTATAGTTAAATGTACCTTGAGCTAATGCAGTATTGTTTTGTAAGTGGTATGAAGAAGAATTTGAATTCTGCGGTATTGCAACAATCTTATCTGCATCTGTACCTCCAATCGACATAGAGAATGGAGTATCATTTTCATCATCTGTTATAGTAACTGTTACTAAATGAGAGCCACTAGCTACTGATGCTGTTAAATTAGAAGTCTGATCGGTAAAGGTAGCAGAAGGAGCATTATTAGCCACAACGTTAACTGTAATACTACCTGAACCTATATTGTCATACTGATCTCTAAATGTTATGTCTGATGTAATTGTATCACCTGATGATGTAGCTGAACCGCTAATGTCTACTGCTATTGATAAATTACCGTTATTATTAACAGCAATTGAAGCATTAGAAGAAGTAAACGATTGAACTGCTGCAGAATTATATTGAGGAGAATATGTTACTCCTAAATCTGCTTGAGTTCCTGTTCTACCGTTGGCATTAATTTTTATTTCAGATCCACTTTCTGCCGATTCTATTATTCTAAATGTACCGTTAGTTGTTAAAGAACCTATACCTGCTTGAGAGATTGTAAAATCGTGTGTAGATGTTCTTGTTTCAAAGCTATGAATATCTGCTACAGATGCAGTAATTCCATAACTGCTAGCACTTAATTCATTATTTGGCTGTATTCTAAAAGTACCGCCTGCTTGTATATGGTTTAACTGTCCTGAAGGATCAGTAAATGTGAACGAATCCATATCTACGTTATCGCCTTCTGAATCTGCAAAAGATACTGTAACTACTGTTGAACCGCTTCTTGCACCGTTAGTGTTAAGGTTGGCTGTTGTGTTAGTAAATGTTATTGTAGGAGCAGAGTTATCTGTTACGTTAACCGTGAATGAAGTAGAAGTAGCAGTACCAAATGAATTACTTGCTGTTACACTACCGTTTAATTGATCTCCTCCTTGATCTGATGATCCAGATATGTTTCTTGCTAAAGTAACATACCCACTAGAGTCAATTGAAAAATCATTAGATGATGAAATCGTCCAAGTGACTGATTGGTTAGAAGTAAATCTAGCATTGTTACCTGAATATCCATCACTGTTTGTTTTTACTCCATTACCAGAAGTAGCCGATTCAATTACATACAGAGTAGTGTTACCGTTTAAAGTAGGAGCGGCATCATCGGCAACAGGAATAGTTATAACTGCATTACGGTGTGTGTTGTATGGATCAGAAACTGATGCACTGTAGATATATGTATCAATTAAGTCTGAGTTTAGAAATGCTCCGGCATCTAAAGTGATATTACCGTTAGAAGCCATGGTAAAAGGATCTTCTGTGGGATCACCTGCTCCGGTACCACCGTAAGTAGACAGAGCAACATTACTACCGTCATTCTCTAATTTAGCTAAAGTAAACGTAACAAAAGTAATTGTATCACTTTCTGGATCTGTTGCTGTTGCAGAACCTGCCGATGTTCCACTTGCTGCACTTTCTGATATACCTGTTACTGTTTGGTTGTTAAAAGTAGGAGCTATATTATCAGTTACATTTACTGTTATAGGTAAAGTAGTTATTGCATCTAAATCCTCACTAGATTGATAATGTTCATCGGAAGCTGTTAATGCTAAAGTGTATGACGTTTTAGTTTCATAATCTAATGAAGATGTATTTTGTAGTAACCTTACATAAGAACCAGTACGAGTAAGTAAAAAGTGGTTATCGTCTGATTGAGACTGTATGGTTATTGTGTCACTTTCAGCATCAGTAAAGTATATTGTACCTACTAAACCTTCGCTATCGTTTTCATTTCTATCTGCTGTAAAGGAAGTTATAACATTTCCTGTTATAGATACCTCTCTAAACTGTGGAGCAGTGTTTTCATTTACAGTTAAGTATATTGTCTTAGTTGTAGCAGAATCAAATGTGTCTACTGCTCTTAGAATGACAGGGTGGGCTAAAGTACCATCACCTCTATCTGTCGTATTCATGGACCCACTTGCCTTGATGTTAAGAGTCATAACACCATTAGATGCTACTCTTACAAAATCGTCGGTATAAGCAGAAGAAGTACCAAAAGTTAAAGCTTGACCTTCTGGATCTGTACCTGTAATGGTTGTAACTGTAGAACCAGAAGCAGTAAACTCTGCTACAGTTTGGTTACCTGTAGTAATGGATGGAGGTGTATTAGGAAAGAATACTGCATTTATAAAGTCAGCTAAACTTCCGCTAGTACCTGCATTAAATGATGCACTAAATAGTCCAGTTAGATCTTCATTTGAAACTATTCTATTACCGTCATAATCAATAAGTGCTGATTCTGAGATAAACCCTTGATCAGTTATCTGCTGAGAACCGGATACTGTACCTTCTGGTGCAAGAACCTGATCAACAGTCTCTACTTCACCGGAGGATGATACAGAAGCACTAACTACATTCTGCACTATTGTTAATTGGTCACCTGATCCACTAACTACTGATATGGATGATGTGGTAATAAGTATATTACCTACTCTAATCGCATCAGGTTCACCAGAAATTTGTGAAACTAACTGACCATCTCTTACAAACTTAAGCGATGCAGTAGTTAAGTATAAATCTCTCCAAGGATTGCTTAACTCACCTAAATCGTATATACCGTTATTTAGTCCATCTGATTCAGGTAAAAGGGAACCGGTAAAGAATTGGCTTCCAGTAAAAGTATTACTACCTGTAGTAGCGTAAGCACCTGTTGCCGCCATTAAGGCTGTAACTTCTCCATCAATGGAACCTGTAAAAGTATTAACCGATGAAGTATGTGCATTAAGATCTGAAATATCTACACTGGAACCGCCGCCTGAACCAAATCCAGCTGCTTGTGCTGATCTAGATACTTCAGTATCAAAGTCTGTAATACTGGAAGTGGTAATGTTTATTTGTGTAGAACCAGATATTATACCGGAAGGTAGATTAGCGATTGTTTGAGCTGATCCAGATACTGTACCGCTTGGTAAACTAGATATAATTTGAGCCGAGCTCGAAATAGTTCCTGCTGCTGATTCAGATAAAAAACCTAATGCAGTTATTTGAGCAGAACTACTTACTGTTCCGTCAGAAATACTTTGAAATCCTGCTGCTGCTATTGATGCTGATAGGAAAGTTTCGTCTACATAGGAAGACGATATTGCAAAAGAGGATGAAGTGACTACATCCCCGTCTAGAATGACAGTATGGAAATTTCCTCCAGATAATATCTGTAAATCTCCTAAATCTGAGTTATATATTAAAGAGCCGTCAGAAAGGCTACTAGATAAAGACGATGTCTGTGAGTTCGTTACACTGGTAAAGGCAATACTACTTGATACGTTAGTTATCCCAGCGGATTGTGTGACAAATCCGAATTCAAGTATCTGAGCTGAAGAAGAAACAGTACCGGCGGGAGTTTCATCTCCTCCTGAACCGAATCCTAGGGCAGCAGCTGATTCTGATGTAAGGAATCCTGAAGCGCTTATCTGAGTAGAGGAAGAAACTACATTTTGACCTGTCTTAGTAAGATACGACCCTGTTGCTGCCATTAAAGCAGTAACTTCACTGTCGATAGAACTAGTAAACGAATAAATTGATCCTGAGAATGCTTCTAAACTATCTACTCTAAGGTCAATAGAGCCCGTAAATTCATTTACAGAAGCAGAATGTCTGTTTAACGGTCTTAAACTAGCAGTACCTGCGTTTCCTGATTCTATATCAGATATACGCTGGTCTAACGCTACACCATTTATGTATAGGTCTGAACCTGATACGTTTAGACCACCTGAGTACGGTTGTAGCGAAGCAATATTACTCGCTGAATTAAATATTAACGAACCGGAGAGTTCACTAGAAATTTGTGCCATCTATCTCTAATTATTTTCCTTAAAACCTCTTGTTCGTAACTCTTTGTAATAAATATACATTGAGTACTAAAGCTTGCCTGTTGTTTCAGAAGTAATTTTAATATTAGTTTTAGAGTAAACTTTCTTTGTATTAACTAACTGAGCATTATATGTGTCAGTAACTATATGTCCTAGTAAATTAATAGCAAATTCTGTTTTAACTATACGGTCATTACCCTGTACTACTTCAGCTGATGTTGTATAGTTATCAATCATTGCTCTAAATCGAAAAGAAGAAGGATCACCCCAGTAGGAATCAGAAGCAAAATTAATTCCTTCTATTATTTTGTTATTTTGTTCTACGTAATCAGTGTAAATAACGCATGAATATACTATATTTACGTAATCAGGAATAGCTACAGCATATAATTCCTTTTGTTCTGTTCTATTATTGAGTATTCCAAACCTATCGTAAACGTTTTTTCTTGAAAATTTCTTTTCGAATATGCCGAAATTGTGAGGATTGTTTGCATCTAACTTATTTCCAAGCTCTCTATTTTTCTCTATAGAGTCTCTTCTAAAAACTATTAAAGGAGCTTGCATTTTGCCGTTTTTATCCCGGTAATACCCATCTCTTTGCATAGATGCCCACCTTTCAGGAGAACCGTACACAACAGGCACGTTTAATGGCTTGGCATTTTGAGTTACAGTAGGTTTTAATACCTCGTTAAAGTAGTAAAATATAGCAGTATCTATATCTTTTATACCTACTTTATAGGTTTCTACGTTATCTCCTTTCAAAGATATCTGATTACCTCTGTTTTTAGATTGATCTAATCCTTTTTTAGGGCTTATTTCACTATTAGACTCAGGGTTACGGTAATTAGATATACTATTTTGAGATATTTGCTCTTGAGTAAGCGGTATTTTAGGTTTATCTGCCATCTTATCTTACTTCTGTTATACCTACTTTATCAGCTCTTGTTAAATGACAATCTACTATAATAGAGACTGAAGAGCCAAACCCGGAAGTTGTGGAGGTAAGGTTATAGCTCTTGTCTCTACCTAAAAATAATTGATTTTCTCTTACTGTATCTACTTCATAAAAGTCATTATGCCACTGTACTATGTCTCCAACTTCAGGAACTACGGAAATATCAGTTAAATCCTCTCTTAAAAATGCAAAAGATGCTTCTCTACCTAAATCTGGTCCAAAATCTTGAATATCTACTACTTGATCACCTCTGGTTATAAGGCAATTAAGTTTAACTGCATTCCAAAATGATTTTTGCAGTGCTTCCCCGTATAAATTAACGTCTGTATCCTCTAAACTCAGTTTATGGTACAATATCTCCTGTTCGACAATGTCTTTTAGGAGTTCTCTGTTAATATTAACGAGTAAATCAAAGTCTCTATTGGATCCAAATAGCATATTAGTACTCTCCTGGGCGTTTCATACGTTCTACCGAGTTAGTAGCTACAGTAAACGCATTTATTTCTACATATCTACTCATAGCGTTAGACTTTAAGGACGAAAACGCTTCAGAAGCAGGTTTTTGTGTAATTATCTTTACTTTAAATGTATACTTATTAGCAGCATCGTCAGAACCTGCTATAGTACACGTAGTTACACCTGGTAACGCACGTATTAAGTCGGCTAAAACGGATGGACTAGCATCTTTACTTATTACCTGTACCATAGCACGGTAAGGTGTGTATGTTGCCTCTTTTAATATTATTTCAGATAACTTCATTAACCAATATAGATTGTCATAGGTACATCACCTAATGTTTTCTTTAAATTTTCCCCTTCGTTAGCTTTTCTTTCGAGTTGAGCTTGTCTAGAAGTTTGATCTAGCATGTCTTTTAGCTCAGTTAGAAGCATTTCCTTTTCAGCTCTTGCATCAGT